CGCAGCATTTAGCGCCAATAGTAGAACTGCGTCAGGAGAGAACAATGTCAGTACGCTTTACACGAGTTATTAACCTCGATGATACAGGGTCGGACTGTGAAGGTGTTGCTCGTGCTTTGATCCGTGAAGGATCGGCGGGAGTCACACTAGTTGCTTTCAACAAGCAAACGCCTCAGCGCCGACAGACCTGGAATGCGCAGAAATGTGACTGGCTGGAAAAGTTTGAAAAGAAGTCAGGTCACAAGCCAGATGGAATCTACGGCCCTTCAGTCCATGTAGACCTTTCGCCTCACTTCGATGCGTTAGCTACGAAGATGATGCTAACGTGGAAACCTCCGCCTCCTCCATTAATTGAACCTCGACAGGGATGGGACTCACTCCACTCGTCCCTGCACGACATATACTCTGTAGGAAGGCGAATGGGCCTCTTCGACCTCGGCACGTGGAATCCAGATTCTACATTGCCAAGTGGTAACGCATCAGACCATTCAGTCTATCCTGCTTATGCATTCGATCTGGGATTTGACCCCGATCTAGGATGGGAGCACGATATAGCCAGAGCGTATTTCTACATAGCTATGAAGCGTCCACAGGTTGAGTACGTAATCCTCGGCAATAGAATTGGAGATCGCCGTACTCAGATGGTTAACTACTATGGATATGGTGCTCACAATAATCACGTGCATGTCAGCGGAAATCGATAGGGAGGAGTAATGGCAGCCGAATTGGTAGTAACTAGAACAGGTAGAGAAGTCTCAATCAGCGGGACAGATTTTGAAGTTTCAACACCCGTAGCATTGTCGGTTGTAGGAGCACAGGATTCAGGTACAATCGAGCATGATCTTGCTACAGACATTGCGGGAGCATTCGATGGCTCAGGGCTTAGAGTAGTTCCCGAAAGATCAGGTGTGTGGCTTATCACCGCTGACGATGGCACCAATAGAGTTACTGAACGCTTGCAAGTGTTTGCAGGATAACAAAAGGAGGACGTATGCCTGAGTCACAGCGGCTCATCAAGGAACCACGTTTCGTACAGTACAACAGCGGCGTTAAAGAAGGAGACATGAGACTTGCGTTTCCTTTTCAGGTGTTTCACGTAGATGAAGGAGAGCATCTGAGTGGAGCAGTGTGGTGCGACGACGACCGTAACGATGTGGGACTCACAGCAGGTACGTGGAATCCTGTTCGTAACGTTGGTAAAGGTGCACCGGGTGAGAATGGTTCGTGGTCAGAAATCGGCGAAGGTTTGTCGAGTGAAGAAGATGTACCGGGTTGAATCCCCCAAGAGTGTTGAGGAGGAGTAATGAACGGATTTGATGTCAGACTTGCCGCAGTCGGTGCTGCACTTCAAGCAGTGCTCGCAGCACTCGTTCTTCTAGAAGTCCTCAGTCTCACAGATGAGCAGCTTGCAGGAATCATGGTTGCGGCCAACGCGATTATCGCAGCAGTCGTCGTGTGGTTGTCGCCCTACGTTCCTGGGGATGGGTCTACTCCTACTCCATGAACGAACACGTGTCACTGACTAACATCTTGCTCGCTGCAATTCTGATCGTCCTATTGATTGCAGGGTTCAGCGAGAGTTGGAGTTTGTAGGCATTTGCCTACATCAAAAGGAAGGTGGTGATGTTTAGAGAACAGTTCTTACGAGCTAACGCAGTTGTACTTGAACGCTGGTTAAGGCATACGGCAGACAAACTACATCAGCTAATACCGGGATCGCCTGTCTTGGGCAATCTCTTATTCTTCAACGAAGGGACAGTGCTAATGGCTTCAATTGAAGTAACTACTGAAAGCGCAGAGCTTAACGCTAGTGTCGCATTCCTCGATGCAGAGGGCAATCCGACAACGGCTGACGACGTACCTGCGTGGTCGTCGGACAATGAAGCAGCCGCAACGGTTGCAGCATCAGCAGATGGTCTAAGCGCAGTCGTGTCAGTTGGCTCGCCTGGTGCAGCGATCATCTCGGTTACGTCAACTAATACTGACGGTTCTACGGCAGCAGCACAGGGTACCGTGACTGTTTTGCCTGGTGACGCAGTGATTGGCGAAGTCAGCTTTGAAGAGGCTGCGCCTGTCTAGTCTTTAACTCCCTCGGTGGGGGTTAAAGCGGGAACGCCGCCATAGAACACTCGGTGCTGCAACGGCGTTCCCACCTATAGCGGGTGTGTCTGATTCTCTCTCCGGTCTGACACACCCGCTATTTTTATTGCTACATTAACTATTTCTCCGCAATCACAAACGTAGGATCTTGTACATACAGAGCACCTGCACCAAATTTGAGCCAGTATAGCAGATGCTTGGTTGCCGATCGTGCGTGACCCTTACCGTGCGGCCAGTAGGCGTTGAGTGTCTTTAGGCGCTCGTCATTAAAAAATGCTTTCTTACCTTGGATCGAAGGTTGCTGTTTGTACAGCATTCCTGTATCTTCGAATATCTCGATGACGCCGATTAACTTGGCAGGCGTCAAGTCAAGTCCGGTGCGCACACCTTGCCTGAACTGGAAGTCCTCGTATACGATTGCGAAGTCAGGCTCATGCAGGTTGATCAATGATTCCACATACCAGTGCATCCCTCGGGAGTCAAGTCTGCGCTCGACGGGGATCAGTGTAACTACACGGTCATCGATTGATGCAAAACAAATGCCTGTTGTACCTCCTGGGTCTAGTGCTACTACTTTCATGCTGTCACCAATCACCATAATTACCCACCTGTGCCGCCCTGTGATTCCAGGGACGGTCTAATTGTAGGATTATACCCGGCATCAGCGGCGATCTCCCGGCTCTCTCCCGGCCACAGGTCAGAAGTCGAGGCAGGTACTCCGAGGTCGGGAGGGATTGGCGTGTCAAGCCGCCATCCTCGTGAAAGCCAGCTAAACACGGTATCTGCGGCATCGGTAACAGTCCAGTGATACCTAGACGTGCATTCTCTGATGGCTAGTCCAAGTAGCTCAGGATCATATTTGTCAATCATTGCTTTGCACATATAATAGCGGTTTTAAATGCTATCAGTAGAGCTTGAGCAGTTTCGGGTGCCTCGCCATTATGCTTAATCAGCCAGTCAACTGCTTCTTCTGCACTTTCTACTGTAACATTTTGATGAAATTGTGCTTTGCTTTCTATTCCCGCGTCAATGTTGATCGTTCTCATTTTGCGCTGCCCCAATCTGGGCCGATGCCTACTTCGGCCTTGAACGGTAGAGTCCAACCAAGTTCATCGAACGCTACGGATGCCATTATCTGTGTAACGATGGTAGAGTATTCTTCGACGTATGATTCTTCGACATCTGAGACTATGGAATCGTGCACGAGAATACCAATACTAGCTCGCGTCCCATCAATGTTGGAGGCAAGCCGCATTCCTGCACAGAGTGTAAGATCGCTTGCTGTAGTTTGTGGATAAAAGTTGATTCCTTCTCGGTAAGCGGCCTGCTGGTTTTGGGGTACAAGGAGATGGAAACGGCGCTTGCGTCCAAAGGGAGATTGAAGATAACCTTTTCTGTGGATTTCACGCTTTACCTCTTCTTCCCATTCTGCTACACCTTTGAAAGTTTCCCATACCCACTTGATATAGGGTCGAGCCTGTTCAACAGGGATACCATGTTTCTCTTGAAACGTATCCGCTGTCTGTAGATAAAAAACTCCGAAGTTGACATTCTTACAAGTCTGATATTGTTCGGTGGTATAATCGGCTCCGTAGAACTTAGTTGCTGTTTCCTTGTGTAGAGACAAATCCTTAGTATAAATTCTCGTAAGCTCCTTGTCCCCTGAAAATTGAGCGATACATCGTAGTTCCGCTTGGGAGAAATCGGCCTGAACGATTTGACGACCAGAGGATGCACGAAAGAGTTGTCGAATGTCAGGCAGACCTTCCTTTGTCCTCGTGATATTTTGAAGATTCGGCTTCGATGATGTGAGCCTTCCCGAGTTCGTGCGGTGGAGTCCAAGTTGAGTGTAAATCCGAGAATCTTCATCTTCCTCCGCTCGTGCAATCAGACCCTTGAGGTAGGTACCTGCCTGTTTGTTGAGTTTTTGAAATCGATCATGCTTCTCTACGAATACTATGTAGAATTGTTTACGCTCTGCTTGATCGGGTGCGGGGATGGTACGGATGAGGTTGCCAGTCCGTTCTGTGATCGTATCTCCACGATAACGGAATCGGTCTTCGATGATCTCCTGACGTGCCGAATCGTCAACTGATCGTTTTGGATTCCGCATGGTCGGCGTGGTCGGTCGTTTTTGCATGGCATGTGAGATACCCCACTGATCGTAGTAGAGATGAGCCATCTGTGCATTGCTTGCGGGGTTGAGTAGTGGGTTGTCAACTGACTTCTGCATGGCTGACTTGAGTTCACTGAGTTCAGGTTCAACTACAAACTCATACAGGTCAGCAGCACGCTCAATGTCATAGATCATCCCATTAAGCTCTACCCCTGTGAGGAACGCATTAGCCTTAATGAGCAGGTCGTATGCGTCAAGCACGTTGTCTTTCTCAGCACGGGGGTACTGATCCTGAAACAACTGGAATGTACCGCCAACGTCCATACCTGCATACTCGTAGAATTCGTCATAGTCCTCCACTACTCCGGTTTTCTTGGCTCGTTCCACTGCGTCACTTGAATAGTGCGGCCATCCGAACGTATCCATAAGAAGGTAGTCCAACCCGTGAACGCCAACACGCTCATCTGTGCCGCTCCGCTCGTCAAGGGCGTATGACAGAAGCATCGTGTCATGATCTACTCGGGCGTCGATTCCGTAAGTGTGTCGGAGAATCTTAGTATCGAACTTTCCTCCGTGCCATACGAAAGTGTGATCGGGGGATTCAAGGAGGGATCGTAGTTCACCTTGAATAAAATCGGTATCTTCCCATAGTCCCTCCCTCTCACCGAGGACAACCGAACGAATGCCGTCCGTAGAAAGCTGCAAGGAGATGAGGGACGCTTTGTGCGTAAGTCCTCCACGAGATTCAATGTCTGCTGCAATGACTGTTCCAGTTTCTTGTAGTAGGCTGTCAAGATAAGCTCGTGCGGAATTAACATCTTCGATTACCTCGACTGTTGGGAATGTAGGCGGGGGAAGAGGGTGGAATGCTCTCTTGAAATCACGCTTAAGGTTGGGGAATGTAGCGTCGTCGTGTAGTACCAGGGCCGGGTTGTTGGCAGCGACGAATACTCGACCATTATCTCTCTCAATTCTTTGTCCACGATATCGGTCGATTGCACCTGCTCCAATGAGGAGATTAACAGCTTCGCGTCCGCAGGCGATAACCAGATCGATACCGTTAAGTTCAGATTGGAGTCGTGCAGCACAAGCTCGTATTGCTTCGTTGGGAACCGCATCTTTACCCGGTGTACATAGGACTGTATTCGTGAGGACAACTTCGTCACGTTTAACTCCGTTCATGGACAACAAGTGATCTAATACTTTACCCGAAGGTCCACTAAAAACTTGACCAGTTCTAGCTTCGTATTCGCCCGGAGATCGAGATACAACGGCTGCTTTTGCGGGGGACTTGGGAAAAGAAGTACGTGCTACAGCATTACCGAAAAGTGGACAATTTCCACAATCGGCTAAGGGATGGATCTTAGAAGTTTGTGCGAGCGTACTCACCGAAGTATCTCCTAGCAGCCTCGTCGTATGCTTTGGCTGCATCAATCTCGTCGTTGAAATATCCAAGTGAGATTCTCTTACCATCGACTTGAATTCTTACATACCATTTACCGTTTGGTCGTTGATTAATACCTTTAAATTCAGAGACACAATTCTTATTGGGTTTTCTATTCTGCCCATTCTGTGTTTTCGTCGCTGATCTTAGGTTACTGCGCTGATTGTCTAATCCATCTCCGTTAATATGGTCTACGCCGAGTGATCCGAGGAGATGATTATGCATGAGCACGACATCTCGTTCTCCCGGTCTACCCCAACGAACTGCATAATAGTATCGATTATTACCACTAGACAATGTAGACCACTTATATCTTATTAGATCATCGTAATCTTCGTCGTCAACCAAAGCTACTTTATCTCGGGTAAGTTCGATTGTCTTCATATTAGTATGAGGTATAGTCGTTGTACTCAACGTGTGATCTTACACTTCGACAGTAATTACATCGATCAACATAACCTGTTACTCCTCGTCGCCAACTGTGAAATCCTAGCAGACATTTAATTCGGCGTACTACAGTGGATATAGCCATTGATCCTCAGTTGCTTCTCTACCACATTCAGTTTCACCACTATACTCACCCTGGAAATGGATCATCTTGGTATTCATATTCAATACTTGGAGTGAACGACCATCAGGTTCGTGCGTATAGAAACCGCGTAGACGTTTTTGACACGTCTTGCACTTAGGCCAGGTGCTCGTATTGGGCCACTCAGTCGTCATCTTCAAGCACGTCTACGTAGACAACCCATAGGCTATTCCATTCCTTTGCGATATTCTCAGCGGCACGTACAGCGTTACGCTTGTTATCATAGCCTTCGCTTACCATTAAAGTTTCACCATTGCCGCCTGCGAGTCGCACGAACCAGATATCACTTTCGCCTTTAAAGACTTCAAGTACCATGTCACTTTCTCCTCTCATCTTCGTATTTGCGTTGAGCATCGAGGCGCTGGTAATCCTCAGCCGTCATTTCATATCGAGGCTTCTTATTACCACGTCCACGTTGCATAGCACGATTGACGTAGTATGGGCCTTTGCTCATCGCACCAATAGCGGTTGCGATCTCGTCAGCAATACGTTCCTTGCGTGACTTCTTCTCAGCGGTCACTGCCTGATCCTTTCAGGACTCCACGTTCTTTGCGAGAACGTAGCTTCTCGATGTTCTCAGCGGCTACTTCTTCAAGAGACATTCCAGTTATCACAGCGATGCAAGCTGCATAGTACAGTAAATCGCCTAGCTCACTACGGATTCGTATGAGTCGATCTAAAGAGATATCGCATTGATCGTCACGCATAGCTTTGAATACTTCTTCAGCAAGCTCGCCAGCCTCTCCATTCAGCTTGCCA